ACGCATGAGTACACAATAGTCAATCGGAACTTCGAAGATACAGTTGCGATCGATCGCAACGATATCGAAGACGATACCTACGGCGCGTACGAGCCGATCATCGAGCAGCTCGGATGGGACACGAAGGTGCATCCGGACATGCTGTTGTTCGCGATGATCAAAGACGCAGTAGCTAATCCCGGCGACGTCGTCGGCTTCGACGGGGTGCCGTTCTTTTCGGCGAGCCATCCGGTCGGCTTGATGAACCAGGCTGGAACCCCGACGGCGAATATCAACTCGAGCGGGTCGGGCGCGTACTGGTACCTGATCGACGCGTCGCGGGTGATTCGTCCATTCATCTTTCAGCTCCGGCGCGAATACGCAGTCACGCGAATGACTAATGTGGCGGACGAGGCGGTCTTCAACCGGCGCGAGTTCCGCTACGGCGTCGACGGGCGCGCGAATACGGGTGTCGGGTTGTGGCAGTTGGCGTACGCCAGCAATACGGATCTGAGCAATCCGACCAACTACGGCGCCGCGCGCGCCGCGATGAGAGCGTTCAAAACCGATGCGGGACAACCGTTTGGCGCGCTATCGAGCCGCACCGGCGTATACCTGCTGGTCCCCCCGACGCTCGAGGAAGTCGCGCGCCAACTGCTGAACTCGGAGTTCATGGCGGGCACCGGCGCGAGCGCGAACGTCGCGACCTCGAACATCTGGCGCAACAGCGCCGACCTTATAGTCAGTGAGTTCCTGGCGTAAGGACGCGGCGATGAAAGCAGTCATCCTGAGCCGGCGTGCCGCGGGTTTCCCTCCTGCCCGCGGCGCCGGAGCGCACGGCCACTCTCCGCGGGCGCGGGTCATTTGCCTGACGCCCGCGGAGAGACCTGCCGTCCGAATAGCCAGTTCGGATGTAATGAGGTGTGGACAGTGAGCTACGCGACAGCGCAGGACGTGATCAATCGATACCCTAATCGAGACCTCGTCCAACTGACTAATGAAGATCCGGCGGCGACGACTGTGAATGATGCACCGATCACGCAGGCGCTGGCGGACGCTTCCGCCGAAATCGATGGGTACATCGAAGGACGCTTCACGCTGCCGCTGACAGATCCGCCGGCCGTGCTCAACCGTCTCACGACGGACATCGCGATGTACCGCTTGCAGTCGCTGCGGCCGCTGCACGACCTGGAAGACGCACGCAAACGTTATGAGGACGCGGTCGCGATGCTCAAGCAAGTCGCAGCCGGCGAGCTCACGCTTGGTCTGTCGGCCGATGGCCAGGAGCCTCCAACTGCGGAAAACGCGGAGAACGTGCAAGGGCCCCTTCGCCTCTTCAGCCGCAAAAAACTGAGGGGTTACTGAGATGGGCGTGATGCTGGACGCGCCGTGGAACGGAGTGACGTTCGCGCCGCCGACCGCGATCGACATCGCGACGATCGAGGACGCGATCGTCAGCCAACTGCAATCGCAAATCAACTCGATCGAAATCGCACACTATCCTGACAGGCCCGAGACCTGGCGCTTGACGCATCGCGTGGGCGCGGCGCTGGTGATGTACAAGGGCGCGCAATACGGCGAGCTGCTCGACACGGCGGCGGTAATCCAGGAGAGGACACTCGAGTTCGAGATCTCGGTCATGATGCGCGACCTCGGATGGGCGGTTGGTGGAGACCCGTCGGGGACGAGTCCCGGCGCGTACGCGATCATCGAAAGCATTCGCACCGCGCTGACGGGATACGTGATTCCCGGCTGCCGCAAGATGTACCCGACCCGGGAAAAATTCATAAAGCGCGACAAGCAGGGCGGCGTGTGGACGTACTCGTCGACGTTCGTACTGAGCACAGTGGCCGTCGAGACCTCGCCGATGGATGACTTCCCGCTGTTCATCAAGGGTTCGGCGCTGGAGGAAGGCGGGCAGACTTCGGTCACGGTCGGAGCGGGCGCATACACGTTCAACTCGAGCCTCCAGGTGCAGCTGCCGCAGAACAATGTGTTTGCCGTGAGCATCACGGGTCCTGGCGGCGCAGCATTGATCGAGGGTGCAGATTTCGCGGTCGAGCGGGCGAACGGAATCATCACGGCAATTCCCGGCGGTGCGATTACCTCCGGCGAGACAGTGCAGATCGCGTACGCATACGCCGAAGTAGCTATTGCGACCGCGGGCCAGAACGAACCGACTAACTAGGTTAGACAAATAGTAACTCGATCCGACTGAGTAAAGGTGATACATGCCAGCCAGTTTCCTGCACGGAGTTGAAGTAATCGAAGTACCTAATGGGCCGGTGCCGGTCACGGTCGTCAAATCGGCGGTGATTGGGTTGGTGGGGAGCGCACCTACATGGGCGGTGCAATCGCCGTCGGTAGCGCCTGCGCCCAACACGCCGACGCTGGTCTCGTCGGCCCTCGACGCGGCGAACTTCGGACCGCTGGTTCGCGGCTACTCGATACCGTACGCACTGGCGGCGATTCAGGAGCAGGGAGCGGGACAGGCGATCGTCGTCAATGTGTTCAATCCCAGTGTGCATTTCACGTCGATAGCAGCAAGTGCATTCACCTTCAACGCGCAGAACGCTATCAACCTCGGGCACATGGGGGTGTCGAGTGTAGTAGTCACTAGTAATCCAGCTGGTACTACGTACGTAGCGGGAACTGACTATACGATCGACGTAGTGAATGGCGTTGTTACTCTTATCCCCACGGCAACGGGAGGACATATCAGCGCCGGCGCCGGCGTGCTGATCGCATTCAACTACGCGGATCCTTCGAAGGTGACGGACGCGAACGTGATCGGGGCGATGACGAGCGGCGTGTACACGGGGCTGCAGGCGTTTCAGACGACCTACGGGACGATGGGGTTCTTCCCAAAGATCCTGATTGCGCCGGGCTACTCACAGAACGCCGATGTTGCGACCGCGCTTGACGCGATAGCCCAGACGATTCGCGCGATGGCGCTGGTCGATTCGCCGCCTGCGACATCGGCGGCGACGGCGATAGCCAATCGCGGAGTCATTGGCAACGCGTTCGCAACGTCGAGCAACCGAACAATTCTCTGCTATCCCCAGGAGACCTTTTACGACACCGGAATCGTGCCGACGAACGTCACGCTGAGCGCTTCGGGACTTCCGTTGACGTCGCAGTTCAACGCGAACTCGGTCGGGCCATACTCGCAGTGGGTGGCAGGAGCGATCGCGGCAAAGGACCTGGCGCAAGGTTACTGGTGGTCGCCGTCAAACACGCAGGTCGATGGAATGCTTGGGCCGGACGTTTCGCTGTATGCGTCGATTCTCGACGCGTCGTCCGACACCAACAATCTGAATGCGGCGGGGATCGTGACCGTGTTCAACGCGTTCGGCACCGGCCTTCGGGTTTGGGGCAACCGGAGCGCGGAGTATCCGACCTCAACCGCGCCGGACAATTTTATCTCGGTGCGCCGCACGATGGACGTGATCGAGGAATCGCTGGAGCTGGCGATGCTGCAGTTCATCGACCAGCCGATTTCGAACGCGCTGATCACGGCGATTCTTGCCAGCGCAAATGGGTTCATCAGATCGCTGATCCAGCGGGGCGCCCTCGTGGCCGGTGCGGCGAGCTTCGACCCGGCGGAGAATCCATACACGCAGATCGCGGCGGGCCAACTGGTCTTTGATATCGACGTGATGCCTCCGCCACCCGCGGAAAGAATCACATTTGAAGCGTTCATCGATGTGACGCTGCTTCAGCAACTCGGCCAGACGAGTCCGATAACCGTAGCGGCGGGGGCGACGTCTTAAACCGAGCGGACGAGGGAAAAGAATGAATATCCAAATAAACTCACTGACTAATGCAAATATATACATTGACGGGGTCGGACTGCTCGGCCGAGCCGAAGAGATACAGATCGCGAATCCCAAGCACAAGATGATTGACTATAAGGGCTTGGGGATGGCCGGCACGGCTGAGTTGTGGGCGGGGGTCGAGAAGCTCGAGTCAAAGATCAAATGGTCGTCGTTCGACGCCGCTACGCTCACGATGTCGACGAGTCCCTTCCAGACGCATTCCTTCCAGGCGCGTGGAAACCTGGAGCAGTACACCAGCCAGGGGCGGACCGCGCAGCTGCCGGTGGTTTACCTGATGACCGGGGTGTTCAAGGACGCCGGCAGTCCAATCTTTCGTCAGCATCAAATGGTCGAGACTACATCGGTAGTAAGTATCTATCACTGTGAACTATTCGTGGCAGGAGTCCAAATATACTTGTACGACGTATTCGCAAATATCTACGTAGTCGGTGGCGTCGATCAACTGAGTACCTTCCGATCGAATCTCGGGGGCTGAGTGAGTTGTCCACGAAGCCCGAAGACGGGGCGAATGACTAATGAAAACTGACGAGTTAACGGTGAATGGAGTGCCAATCGGCAGCGGTGAAACGAACGAGGAACAAAGCGTCCGGACGATTGACCTGCCGTCGGGTGCGCGGGCCGAGGTGCGGAAGGGTTACGGGCGAGACCTGATGCGGGCGCAACGAACAGCGGCGGGGGGCGACGCGAGTGCGGTCGTGTTTGCATTGATTGCGGAGGTGGCGCGCATCAACGGGCAGAAAATCGTGTACGAAGACGTGCTTGAGATGGATCTTGCGGACGTGATGGCGTTGCAGGCTGAGGTGATTGACGAAAATTTCGACCGCCCTCCGCAGCGAGCTTCGCAGGCCTCGTTCAATCCGGATTCTCAGTCCGAGAGCTGAGCGCGATGGACTTTGCGGAGCTGTCGTACTGGCTGGACGCAATGACGGACTATGAACGGATGCGCGTCGAACGCGGCGGAGGGACGAATGGTGAGTAGTAATTGCAGTGAGTATAGCGAAATGCGCGCGGCAAGCGATCGCGCAGTACGGTGAAACGATGGGAATAAGATTATTCGTGGGCAATTTGAGTTTCTCGCTAGGTGATGGCGATTTGCGCGAAGCCTTTGCCGAAATTGGCAGCGTCGAGCGGGCTGAGATCGTGCGCGACCGTTTCGACGGGCGATCGCGCGGGTTCGGCTTTGTCGAGATGAAGAGTGAGACCGAAGCCGCAGTCGCGGTGCGAGCGATGAACGGCAAGGAGCTCGCAGGACGTCCGCTGCGAGTGGAGGCGGCGACCTCTCAACGCCGTCCGTTCGACCGCAACGCCGCGCGCGCTAGTTGACCCTCCCGATCACGGCATCAAGAGCAAGCATCATATGGCAAGGCAACACAGGAAAGTGGCGCACGCGCTGAGCCATCTTCAGCGTGTGGCTAAGGCCGCGCGCGCGAGCGATCGACTCGCGCGAGCGGCTGCGAGCGTCGCGCCGGCAGGCGGTCATCGATGGCAACTACCCGCACAGGGCTGGCTCGTCAAAGAGAATCGAGTCGTCGAGACGGGAGATGACGACAATCGAGGAAGGGCTCCCGAGGGCTCTGAGAGCGGCCGCAGCGTCAGGGTGAACGAACGCGGAACCGGCAATCGACGCGAGAGCGCGAGGGCCGGGGGTGCGTGGCAGCGCGCAGCGGCGATGGTCGAGGGCGGCGCTCTCTGGTCCCGCGAGATGCCAGGACTGTCTCATGCGATGGATGCGCTGTCGCGAGTTGAGCGATCGGTTGAATCGGCAAGCGCGGGCCGGGCGATTGCGGATGCGCGGAAATTCGTGCCATCCAGGTTGGCTTCGAGCGCCGATTCGCGCCGAACCCGAGAGAGACTCGAAGCAACACGACCGTCTCCCGCCGGAATGCGAGCACTGGCGAAGGTTCGGGTTGCTCGAGTGATTCGCGGAATGACTTTTCTTCCGAGCGTTTCGCAGCGCGAGTTCGCGCGACCGTTGAGCGATGCTCGCGTGTCCAACGACGGCGGCGGACGCGTGGGGATCACTATCAACTCGTCGCCGACGGTGGTGATCAATGCGCCGGCGGGAGGCGCGGTGCAGCGTGACGTGCTCGGGGCGTTGCGGGCGCATCGCGAAGAACTGTTCGAT